CCTCGCAGACCGAGGACAAGATTTCGACCGGCAGCACTAACGCTGCCGCCGATGGCGCGACAACCGCGCCGACATCACAGCAGACACCACACAACATGACTGATTCCAACACCGTGGTGGCGGCCGCTCCTAGTGCGCCGACCGCTACTTTGGATGCCTCGAACATCGAGAGCATCGTCGCCAAGGCCGTTGCCGCTGCCTTCAGCGCCAAGGCCTTCACCGCCGCCCCTGCACCGGAGCCCGTCGCCCCGGTTCGCATCGAGAACCTCGGCAATGCACTGCTCGAGAAGCACAAGGGCTTTCAGGCCGGTGCTGACCGCCGTTCCTGGTTAATCTCCAACCACTCCGAGCTGTTGCGCCAGAGCGCCATCCACGCCCCCCAGAACGCCAACACGTTCGCCTCCGGCCTGGTTGTCGATTACCTCGCCGATGCAGTGATCACTGTGGCCGCCACTCGTTTGGCCCTGGTCTCCGCTTTCAGCCGCAACGTCGGCCTGGACAACCTCCGGCCCCGCGCCTCGGTTCAGGTCAAGAAGTACACCACCGGCACCGCTGCCCAGACCAACCCGACGTCCTGGGAATCCAACAACGATTCGACGCTGGCCGCCACCGCGGTCACCGTGAACCAGATCTCGAAGAACTTCACGGTAACCCAGCAGGAGCTTAACCAGGGCTTCATGTTGTCCGACCTGGCTGCCGGTTCTGCCGACCTGTTTGCCTACGGCATCAGCGACGTGCTGACCGCGCTCATGGTCACTGGTAACTACGGCACCGTTACCGGCATCGGCTCCGCCGCCAACTTCGACAGCTCGGACCTTCCTGCGATCCTCGCTCTGGCGAAAAACTACCGCAGCAAGAACCTCATCCTGGACGGTGGCCACCTGGCTCGCATCCAGTTCTCCGGCCTGAGCACCGCCTCCGCCGGCACCGTGGCTATGCCCGACAGCCGCTACGGCCCCCTCAACAACGGCCGATTCGGCTTCGATGTGATCGCTGAGAACAACCGTTGGACCTCGGCCGAGACTAACACGGTCGGATTCGTATGCGGCCCTGATGCCATCGCCATTGCTGCCGGCCTGCCGGTCGGCATGATCGCCGGCGAGTTCCTCGAGCAACGCGCCGTGAACACCGCCAACGGCCTGAGCTGCCTGCTCTCCGTCTGGTACAGCCGCGCGAGCCGCAGCCACATGGCGTCGTATGACATCATGTTCGGCGCCGCGGCCGCGGACACGACCCAGGCCGAGATCCTGACCACCGCCTAATCGGCCAAGTCATGAGAATCGCCACGACCATTGCAGTGGACAAGGCAGGCAAATCAAAGATTGTCGCCGGTCCCGAAGTCGATGCAGCCGCCCAGCGAACCGACTTTAACACTGCCAAGATTACAGAGGGCTCGAAGCTGATCCTGTGGATACAGGGCAGCGTTGCACCGAAGATTCGTAAGGGTTAAAAAACCAAAACTGGGAGGGTCACTGGATACGCTAGTGACCCTCCCTTTAACCGAAAAACAATTTTATGGCACTGCAAGCAGACATCGCAACCGAGTACAGTATGGGACGAAAGGGGTTCCAACTTGTCACTTCAACCGCCGCTCAGACCGGCAACTGGTCTGCATTGGTTCCACTCGAACCAACGGTTTTTACGTCGATTACTGGCACTGATATCAGTGGCAATTGGCCGTCAAAAACAATTCCAACAGGACAACCTCTTCCCGGTGAAATTACTGGATTCCAGATTTCATCCGGGAGCGTTGTGGCTTTCCTCGCTCGCAGCTAATGATCTCAATCGGAACATCAATCAACAGGATGCGATCCTTTAATGGGATCATGCCTGAGCCTCCGATTATGCGGAGGGATGTTCTACAAGAGGACGAGACATTCCTGTTGCAAGAAGACGGAACCAGCAAGCTTGTCATTTCGTACGGCACATTTGACAGCATAGTGCTGGAAGATGGCTCCACATTTTTAACGCAAGAAGACTTGGGAAAACTAATCTTAACAGTTTACTGATATGGCAGACGCTAAAATCTCAGCACTAACAAACCTAACGGCAGCCGATGCAATAAATGACATGATCCCGATTGTGGACGTGTCGGATACTCCACCAGCCTCGGGGAATACCAAACGCATCAGCATCAACAACATCCTCTCATCCTCGCCAACCGCGAGTGGAGCATTGACCGTCACCGGACTCGTTACCGCTGGCTCTGCCACCATAACCGGCGCGGCTACGGTGGGTACGACGCTGGGTGTGACGGGTGTTTCGACTTTCGCTGCTGGTACAGCACTGCTTCCGGCTCTTACAACGACCGGAGACACGAACACCGGAATATATTATCCTGCGGCAGACACGTTTGCTGTCACTACGGGAGGCACTGAGCGTTATCGCGTAGACTCCTCCGGCAACGTCGGCGTGGGGGTTACGCCGAGTGCGTGGAGTTCTACTTTCAAGTCGATTCAAATAGGTTCTGGAACTGTTTCAGCAGCGTTTCTTGGTCAGACAAACAGCCCTGTCGCACGTATTATTACAAATGCGTACTACGATGGTACTAACTTTGTAAAAGTGGCTAACAACGTGGCTGGTATGTATGCTTTGCAGGGTAATTCTCACGAATGGTACAATGCTGTTACCGGAACTGGCACCGCTACATTCGTTCAAGCAATGACCCTCGATGCGAGTGGAAATTTGCTGATAGGGACGACGAGCAACACATCGTTCAGCGCAAGAATCGCTTTATCGTATAATTCTGGAACAACAAATTGGGCTGTTGGACCTTCAGTCACTACTCCTACAGGATTTTTCATATCTGCAAATGTTGGTGCTCAAGGTGTTTATTTAGCAAATACCACTGCAACATCTTGGACTGCTTGGTCAGATGAGCGATTGAAAGACATCATTGAGCCTATCAGTAATGCTGTTTTTAAGGTTGGTTCTTTAAGAGCGGTTATCGGAAAGTTTAAGAGCGATACTACAAATACTCGTAAACCGTTTTTGATTGCTCAGGACGTTTTAGCCGTACTACCTGAAGCTGTCGATGTATCGAATCCTAAAAGCTTTGGTGTTAGCTACACCGAAGTAATTCCGCTGCTGGTTGCTGCGATCAAGGAACTCACCGCCCGCGTCCAAACCCTCGAAGCTCGCTAATTTATGACAATCCTCTGGATCATCGAACGCCTTCTCGTCAAGCCCATCGAAGGCAGCAATCCCGATGTCGTTATCACCGCCGATTGGCGATGCAACGGCACTCAGGATCAATACAGCGGCACTTGCTACGGCTCCTGCTCGTTCGCTCCGCCGTCTGGTAGTTTCACGCCTTACGAGGACTTGACGCAGGAACAGGTGCTTGGTTGGTGCTACGCCAATGGAGTCGATCAAGCGGGCATTGAGGCGAACGTCACCGCGCAGATCGAGAATCAGATCAATCCGCCGGTGGTGACGCTGCCGTTGCCGTGGGCGGCGCAGCCTTTACCGCCGGTTGTGGTTGCGAAGCCGGTGGTTGTCGCTGACGCTCCCTCCGCATGATCAAGATCGAACTCACGCAGGAGCAGGCCAACAGCCTCCTCCAACTCATCGACATTGCCATCAAAGCCGGTGGCTACCAAAACGCCAAGGTGGGCGTTCCTTTGGCCGACATCATCCTGGCAGCCGCACAGCCTAAATCCGAGTAATGGAACCAACGAACAGCAGTACCAGCCCTGGACTCAGCCTAGCAGCAGCGGCAGGGGCCACCGCTGTTTCGTTTCTTCCGGTACTGACCGACTGGGTTCGCCTTATCACCGCGCTGATAGGCTTGGCCTGCGCCATCTACGCCGCATATCGATTATTCCGCTCTAAATGAAAAACACGAAAACAACTCTCGCTGGTGTTGGTGCCATTCTGGTCGCTGTCGGTGGTGCCTTACGGGCTGCCTTTGATGGTGACGCCAGCACCAACATCGACATCGCCTCGACCATTGCCGCGGTGACCGCCGGCCTCGGCCTGATTATGGCCAAGGATGCCGACAAGACCGCTACCATCGACCCCAAGGCGTGAACTGGATCTACCAGATCCTCAAGGCTCTGCTCGACTGGCTCCGCGAAACACCACCCACCGATGTGCAACATGGCAAAGCTCCCGAAGCCCTCAAGAGCGATCTGGATGGCCGTGTTGCTGACCTGCCTGGGCTGCCAGATGACACGGGTGGTCCTGGTCCCTTCCGGTGATCCGGTAATGCTGGCCCAGCCGGTGAAGGCCAGTGTCTATGCTTTCGATGCCGACAAGAAGCTGGTCGGGCCTTCCCGGGTGACCCTCCCGGCCGGATGGTACGTCCTACCCAAGAAATAATATGGCTCAACAAACGATCAACATCGGCACCATCGCCAACGACAACACCGGGGACACCCTCCGCGGTGCCGGTGAGAAGATTAACGACAACTTCGACGAGCTGTATGCCGCCCTGCCGCTGGTGACACCGACGACCTGGGTGCCGACCCTCATCGACTCCGGCGGTGGCCGCACCTTCGCCATCACCACCAACACCGCGCGGCACACCACCATCGGATGTGTGACCACCTTTACCGCGGACGTCACTGTCAACTCGGTGACTGGATCCGCCACAGGCAACCTCCGACTGTCGCTGCCTGACGCTGTGACCTACGAGGCCGCAGCCGCGGTGTGGCTGACCAATGCCACCAACCAGGCCAAGACTGCAATCATCGCCCGGTTGATCGCCGGCACCAGCTACCTCGAGCTGTCGCACTTCGAGACAGGAGCCGCCGCTAGCCTAGCCGCCCATCTCCAGGCCACCAGCCGGCTCATAGTCTCCGGCACTTACTTCACCACCTGATGACAACCATCGGATCCAGTCTCCAGCAGGGCATGGCAGTGCTCCAGCAAATGCTGGGGGCGCCGATGTTCATCTGGGAAGGGACGTCGATTCGGTGCATCCCGGCAGCGGTCAACGACGCCAACGTG